CTGGGCGCGACCGGTGTCGTGGCGGCGAACAGCTGGCTGTTCAACCCGGACGACGTGCACGGCTGGGCGTCGCAGCCTCAGCGGCTGCAGTTCGAGTATCAGGTTAAGTCGGTGGAGATCGGCATCTGGGGGTACAAGGCGTTCGCCAACACCCGGATCGACGGCGTCCGCCAGGTCATCTACGACCCCGCGCCGTGATGCAGTACGTCATCGTCAAGATCCAGGAACGGGTCAGCGGGCAGAATGTCGGGACGATCTACCTAGTCGTCGACACCACGACCCTGAACGGCTTCGAGGCCGTTGCCCGCACGCTCGACCTCACGACTGCCGTCGCCATCCGCGACGCTCTCAACGGGAGTTGAGCCGGTGGCCGACGTACTCATCGCCCGGCGTAACGCTGCGGTCGTCATCGACGGCACCCTGTATCGGGTCCGACGGCGGCAGACCACGGCGCACGCCGACGCGGCGATTGCCGTCCAGTACCCCGACCTGTGGCAGCCTCTGCAGGTCGATTTCGCTGGGGAAGGGGAGCCCACCGGGCCGGCGGCGTCGACCCCGCCGTCGGCCGGTGGCGCCGCACCCACCAACAAGGCGGTTCGCGCCTGGGCGAAGGCCGAGGGCATCGACGTGCCCGCCCGCGGCAAGATCCCTGACGACGTGATCGCCCAGTACGAGGCCGCGCAGGGCGGCTGACGTGACGTGGGCGCCGGACTACTGCTCCGTCGACGCGTTGTCGTCGTACCGGGGGATCGACGACACCGTCGACGAGGCGGAGCTAGCGCTTTCTGTCACGGCGGCTAGCCGCGCGGTCGACCAAGAGACAGGCCGCCAGTTCGGATCTGTGGCCGCAGAGGAGCGGGTGTACACGGCCCGCCCCGACTACGAGCGGGGCTACTGGGTCGTCGACATCGACGACGTGATGGACGCCACCGGCATGACCGTCACGATCGACGGCGACACGGTGGCCACCTACCAGCTTGAGCCGCGCAACGCCCCGCAGAAGGGCCGCCCGTGGACCCGCATCGTGTTCACGTCCGACTCTGAGCACAAGCCGTCGCGCGGTGACCACGAGGTCGCCGTGGTCGCCCCGTGGGGGTGGACAGAGTTCCCCGGCACCGTCGTGGAAGCGACGAAGCTGCAGGCGAACCGGTGGGCCACCCGCCGTGACGCCCCGTTCGGTGTTGCCGGGTCGCCGGATGTCGGCTCAGAGGTGCGGCTGCTGGCCAAAGTCGACCCCGACGTCGCGGTCGCTCTGCGCCCGTACCGGCGGATACGGAGCCCGCGCTGATGGACCTCGCCGCTGTCATGGATGAGGTCGGCGACCTGCTCGACGGGATCTTCGCGGGCCGGGTGTTCCGGCATCCGCCCGACGGTGCTGTGCCGCCGCCGGCGGCGATCGTCACCTACCCCGAGTCGATCGACTTCGATGCGACGTTCGCCCGCGGCATGGATCGGATACCCGACCTGCCGGTCATCGTGCTGGTTGGTCGGGTGTCGGCCCGGGCGGCCCGGACCCGGCTGGCCGCCTACGTGGCTGGGGCCGGCGCCAAGTCGGTCAAGGCGACGCTCGAGGCCCCCGGCCAGCCCACCGGTGGCGGTTACACGGCGTTCGACACTCTCCGGGTGACCAGCGTCGCGTTCGACATCGTGGCTTTCGCCCGCGTCGAACACCTTGCCGCCACGTTCACCCTCGACATCGCAGGAACAGGAGCAAGCTAATGTTCATCCACGGCAAGGGCACGGTCGCCACCCTCGACGGTGACGACCTGTCGGCGTTCGGGACGTCCGTCGAGTTCAACCGCAGCGCGGACTCGCACGACGTCACCACGTTCGGCAACGACAGCCACCGCAAGCAAGGCGGCTTGTTCGACGGGACTGCCACCCTCAACGGCATCTACGACAACACGGCGTCGACGGGCCCGCAGGCGGTCATCAGCCCGCTGCTCGGCACCGTGGTGGCGCTCGTGTACCAGCCCGAAGGCGCCGGGGCGTCGCTGCCGCAGCGGACCGTCGACGTGCTCGTGACGACCTACAACGAGTCGTCGCCGGTGGCCGACATGGTCACGTGGACGTGCGAAGTCGAGTTCGACGGCGACGTCGACCTGACCGCCCAGAGCGCGTGACCGTGCCTGTCTCCAAAGAGAACCTGTTCAAGGACCGGCTCGAGGAAGCCGACATCGACGTGCCCGGGATCGGCATGATCCGGGTGCGGGCCCTGTCACGTACCGAAGTGTTGGCCGTGCAGCATCTGGGCCGGACCGGCAAGGTGGGCCCAGCGGCGATCGAACGGAAGATGCTGGCGTGCGCCCTGGTCGATCCTGAGCTCACCGAAGCCGAGGTAGGCCAATGGCAGCAGGCCAGCGCGGCCGGCGAGATCGAAGCGGTCACCGACGAGGTCGTCGCCCTCTCCGGCATGGAGGACATGGCCAAGGCCGCGAAGGCCGCGTACAAGGAGTTTGAAGCGAACCCGGACGCCGAGTTTCGCCTTCCTGCTGGCTGAAAAGCTCGGCATGACGGTGGCCGAGCTCAACGGGTCGATGTCGCAGGACGAGTACATGCGCTGGCAGGTGTATCTAGGCCGGAAGGCGCAGCGCCGCGAGCTCGAGGCGGCGAAAGCGAGACAGAGGAGTCGTAGGCGATGACCGAGGTCGTGAGGATCGAAGGGTTGCGCGAGTTCAGGCGCGCCCTGAAGGGCCTCGACTCCGGGTTGCCGAAGGCTCTGCGGGTCGGGCTCAACGACGCGGCCAACGTGATCGTGTCGGACGCTAAGCCGCGGGTAGCGCGCCGGTCTGGGCGTGCCGCGGGGTCGGTGCGGGCCCGGTCGACCCAGTCGAAGGCCCGGGTTGTGGGCGGCGGGTCGAAGGCCCCGTACTACCCGTGGCTTGACTTCGGTGGCCGTGTCGGCCGCCGGCATGCCACCGTCCGGCCGTTCCTCGAGCACGGCCGGTACATCTACAACGCGTATTTCCGCAGCCGAGGCGAGTTCGAGAAGGCGCTCGAGGGCGCGCTCGTCGACGTGGCCGAACGGGCCGGGCTGGAAGTGACCTGATGGGCGCCCGGAAGAACGAGGTCGTTCTCACCTTCGCCGGCGACTCCGTCGGACTTGACCGGACCGTCGACCAGGTCGGCAACAAGCTCACCCGCTTCCAGGGCACAGCGGACAGCGTCGGCGGGCGGCTCAACACCATGTCCGACAAGTTCACGTCGGCGGGCGCCAGCATGCGGCAGATGGGCGGCCGGGCGACCGCGTTCATCAGCCTGCCGCTCGTCGCCGCGTTCGGTGCTGCGCAGCAGGCGTCGTCCAATCTCGCCGAAGCGCAGAACGCCACGAACGTCGTGTTCACGAACGCGTCGCCGATCATCGACGAGGCCGCCAGGACGGCGGCGACGAGCATGGGCCTGTCGGAGCGGGCGTTCCGCGAGGCCGTAACCCCGATGGGCGCGATGCTGCAGAACCTGGGTTTCACCCAGGGGCAGGCGGCTAACCAGTCGGTCAACCTGGCCGAACGGGCCGCGGACATGGCGTCGGTGTTCAACACGGACGTGTCGACCGCGCTCGACGCCATCAACGCCGGGCTGCGCGGCGAGAGCGACCCGCTCGAGCAGTTCGGTGTCGGCATGAGCGCCGCGGCGGTCGAAGCCAAGGCCCTTGAGATGGGACTGAAGGACCAGGCATCGGAGCTCACGGACAATGACAAGGCATGGGCTCGGTACAACCTGCTCATGGACCAGACCAACGACATTGCCGGCGACTTCGCGAACACCGCCGACCAGACCGCCAACAAGCAACGCATCATGAAGGCCGAAGCCGAGAACGCCGCCGCCGCGTTCGGCAACAACCTCCAGCCGGTCATGGACAAGCTGCTCGGCGTCGCCGGTGGGCTGCTCGAGAAGTTCAACGGGCTGACCCCGGCGCAGCAGAACTTCATCATGTACGCCGGTCTGGCGCTGATCGCGCTGGGCCCGCTCGTGACCGTGATCGGCACGCTGGCCACCGTGATCGGGTTTCTGCTGTCACCGATCGGGCTGGTCATCCTCGCCATCGCCGGGCTTGTCGCCGCCGGCTACCTGCTGTACCGCAACTGGGACACCATCAAAACTTTCGCGGCCGACGTCTGGGGGTCGGTGCAGGCGAAGATTTCCGGCGTGTTCGGCTGGGTGAAGACCAACTGGCCGCTGCTGCTGGCCATCCTGACCGGCCCGATCGGGCTTGCGGTGCTGGCCATTTCCCGCAACTGGGGGACCATCAAAGCGGGAGCGACCGCCGTGAAAGATTGGATCGTCGGCAAGTGGAACGCCGTGGTCAGTTTCGTGACCGGCCTCCCGGGCCGGATCTCCGCGGCTGCGTCGGGCATGTGGGACGGCATCAAGACGGCGTTTAAGAACGCGATCAACCAGATCATCGGCTGGTGGAACGGGCTGCAGATCCCGGGGATCTCCATCAGCCAGTCGATGCCCGGGCCGATCCCCGACATCAGCGTGTCGGCCGGCCCGTGGAACCTGCCCAACATCCCCTACTTGCACACGGGCGGCACGTTCGAGGCGCCCCGCGGGCAGCGCGAAGGGCTGGCGATGCTGCTCGACGGCGAGACCGTCTCGCGGCCCGGCGCCGGCAGCGGCCTCACCGTCAACGTGTACGTCGCGGGCAGCATCCGCTCAGACCGTGACCTCGTCCGGGTCATCCGCGACGAGCTCGACCGTGGCGGCCTC